ATGAAAAAAGCTGTCGTGTTGTTGTCCGGAGGCATGGATTCTGCCGCCGTCATTGCGCTCGCGCAGGAGCAGGGCTTTGCCGTCTACGCGCTGAGCGTGCGCTACGGTCAGCGCCATACCTCCGAGCTGGATGCGGCCGCGCGGGTGGCGGCGGCGCAGGGCGTGGCGGCGCACAAGGTGGTCGATGTGGACCTGCGCAGCATCGGCGGCTCGGCGCTGACCGACGACATCGAGGTGCCCGATGCAGGTGGCGAGGGGATTCCGGTCACCTACGTGCCCGCACGCAATACCATCATGCTGTCGCTGGCGCTTGGCTGGGCCGAAGTGGTGGGTGCCAACGACCTGTTCTGCGGCGTCAATGCCGTGGACTACTCCGGCTATCCGGACTGCCGGCCCGAGTTCGTCCGCGCCTTCGAAGTGCTCGCCAATCTGGCCACCAAGGCCGGTGTAGAAGGTGCAGGCTTGCGCGTCCACGCCCCGCTGCAGTTCCTCAGCAAGGCCGACATCGTGCGCGAAGGCGTGCGCCTGGGCGTGGATTTCGGGCTGACCGTGTCCTGCTACCGCGCCGATGCCGACGGACATGCCTGCGGCCACTGCGACGCCTGCCGCCTGCGCGCAGCCGGCTTCGCCGACGCGGGAGTTCAGGATCCCACGCACTACGCGATTTCGTCTTGACGCCGGTGTAGGGTAGAATGCGCACCCCGACGCACAGTCGGGCAATGGGCCGTTAGCTCAGTCGGTAGAGCAGAAGACTTTTAATCTTTTGGTCGATGGTTCGAATCCATCACGGCCCACCAATAAAATCAGCAGCTTAGATGGCGCCGAAGGCGCCTTTTTTGTGCTTCCGGGAAAATTTCCGGGAAAATTAGGTGGCCGGAGACGCGGTTTCACGGCCACCCGATTGGGGCAATTCTTTGCCTGCTAGGTCCGGCGGGGCGGCTTTACGATTGGTACATCATGCGAATAACGCTGTGTCATTTCTCGCGTTTTATGGCCGGCAGCTTCTTGCTTGTCAGCCAGGGTGCCCTCTGTATCGGTGATGCCTCGGTGCTTCAGTCCATGGAGGCTAAACCTCTGGGTCTCATCAATGACGCCCTCCCGAATGGCAAGCCTGATCATGCGCTGCCACGCGCTGTCGAGCGCTGATTTTGTTAGCGGCGTGCCAGATTGGCTGACGACCAACCGGCGTTGCTCCGGCTTGAGAGGGATGGGGCGCTCGTGTGCAGCCATCGTCCGCCTGCGGTATTCAATCAACCATGCCCACGCACTGCGCAGTTCCTCGTTCCAGATCGTGACATTGTCGCGCGAGCCTTTGCGCCGCGTCGCCAAGATGCCCTTTTCACCCGCATGCGCATCAGTGAGGTCGGTAACTTCAGCCCCGCGTAGCCGCAGGTTGTAGGCCAGGACCATCACCGCATGCAGGTATGGCGAAACGCTGCCCTTGGTGTGTGCCTCAAAGGTGGCGCGCTGCTGTGCAAACCGCAGTATTGCAGTGAAAGCGTCCTGCTCCGGCATCGTGTGAGCGGCTGCTTCCTTCGCCTGGCGTACGCCCTTGGCCGGGTTGTGTTCGCACAGCCCAAATCGTATCCCCCACCCAAATAGGCGGCGAAGGTAGCGAAGCACGTGGTTGGCCTTGCTCGGGCGAGGCTCGATTGCTGGCTGCATAGCTGTGGCCTCTCGTCCTGCTGCGAGTGTCTCCACCAAGCGCTGCACGGTAGGGACATTGATACGCGTTACTTGCATCCGCCCAAGCTGGCTGCCGTCTTTCAGCACGTAGGCGCAGGCTGCTTGACCGCTTTGTCTGTAGTCCTTCTGGGTGCCAGGCGCGAGAGCCTTGAACTCGGTGGATCCGAGGAAGCGCTCGTCCAAGAAGGCCAGAGTGCCTCTCTCGACCTCGCCCCGTGCGCATTCCACAATCGCGTGGAGTTCCGAAAGGCGCGAATGCCTGTGTGCGACCGTCCTTTTTTTAGGACGGCCTCCGTCAGGATGTGCCTCAATGACGTACCAGCGGCCATCCTCCCAATACACGCCTTGCGGCAGCGCGGCCTGGTCGATATGGGCCGGAATAGCTGGGTTGAACTTCCTTTTTCTACCGCGCCCCATCAGATCAGCTCCATGGCATTTTCTTGGTTTGCCGCAGGCTCGATTATGCCAAGCGCGGCGTTCACAGCATCAATCGTCGTCCAGATCCGGCCCTTGCGGTCGTAGCGGTAGCGAATACCCTCCCGATCTGCCCAGCGACAGACCACCACGAGGCGTGGCGCTGGCCCATCCGGTGAGCAGATGCGCTGCAGGTCGGCGAAATGCAGGATTCGCCCGGTCATCGCACGTTCTCCTGCTTCCACTGCCGGCGGACCTTCCACTGTTGACGCATTCCGTCGCGCAGCCCTTGCGTTGCCTGTGCGCCGCGCTTGGCCGCAATCACCTCCTGCTGCAGCAGGTTCACGGACTTGGCGGAGGTGTGGCCTTGCTGCAGCCAGTGGCGGGCTTCCCATTGGCACCGATCTGCCTCGGTTTCCTTACCGATCATTGGCTCACACCTCCCTTCAGGCGCAAACCAAGCTGCACCACGTTGGTGTCGATAGAGGCTGGGCGCCGCGGCGCGCGGATGCGATGCATGAGCTTCCACTCGGTCAGCGCCTGGTCGAAGACGGCGTGCTTCTTGGTGCGACTGCACCGGCACTCAAGGGTGTGGCCACCGCCCGCCTGAAGGCGCCGGCCGTCCTCGATGTGCCGGGTGAGATGACCCGATCTGCAGCAGGGCAGTGGTTCGGGGTGTGAGACTTCGCGCTGGGTCATGCCGGGTCGTCCCTGTGAGCCTGCACGTCCCATGCGATCATTTGCTCAGCCGCGCGAAGGTGTTGCACGGTGTCCGAATCGATCCGGTCCAGCGCCTGGGCGATGGTGTAGTCCATCTCGGCCAGCCAATCGGCACGGTTCAGCACCAGAGCGGCAGTGAGCGCCTCGCCGGTGGACAAGGGGCCAGGCCCTCCCATGCGCGCGGCGGCGCGAGCAATCTCGATCACGCGCTGCAGGTTCATGGATGCGTCCTCCATGCGGAGCCGAGCTGGCTGCGGGCTTCTTCGACACGAAGGACGCGAAGACCCCAGCGCACTGACCAGGTCTTCGCCTGCTGTTCGTTGCAGGTCAGCATCAGCTGTCCCACGGGTTCCAGGCGATCAGCGCGGAAGGTGTGCAGGATGTCGTCCAGCTCGATCACCTCCTGCAGGCCTAGCACCTGGCGCAGTGCATCGGCATTGAGCGATTTTCCCGTGCCTTGCGGGCCAAGAAAGATGACGGACTTAGCCATGGACGGCCTCCCGGCGGACTGCCATACGGCCGCGGCCGCGGCGACGCTGTGGCACCTGGCCAACAGCCAGTCCGGTCCGAGTAAGGCGTGGGCGGCGGGTCGCCCACAGCCTGTAGACCAGGGCGCCACCGATCGCCGGCGCAAACACCATCGCAAGCGCGAGCAGCTCAGCCATTGGCCACCTCGCGTGCGGCCTGTGCCACTGCGGCGGCAGCCGCCACAGTCGGGCGGCGCGGCAGCATGTTGGCCAGGTCGAAGGGGAAATCCAGGGCGTCCATGAACTCGGCCAGCTCCGTGCTGATCGAGTCCTCTACAGCCGTCCACAGGCGGGGGCCACCTATGAGCTTCCAGCCGCCTCCGGAGCCACGACGCCGCTCCCAGGACTGACGGGCCTCGCGCAATGGCCCCATGTTCAGCGCGGCAGTGACCACCACCGAGCCATGCGTCACGTGCAGGGTGATGGTGGCCGAGCAATCGCCCATGCCGCGATCGTAGGCCACGACGGCCGGCGTGCTAGCCTCCGCGTCGGGTCCGGTGCCCAAAGCCAGCGGGCGTGCTGCCGTGGCTGGACGTGTTCCAGTTTGCTGTTGCATATCGACTCTCCTGAGTTGCGTTGGTGGAGGGCCTTGGGGCGGTGTTGCAGCACCGTCCGCCGGACCCGCTGAGACGGTTAGATCAGATCGGTGGGGCGGTCGTGGTCTCCCTCCTGCTTGGGGTGGATACGCTGGGCGTGCAGCACGACATCGAGCAGCGTTTCGCGCACGTAATCCGCAACTGCAGCGGTGCTATCAGCTGTGATGCCGGCCTGGCTCACCACGTCGTTGTTGAGTGCTGCGAGCAGCGCTACCGCGTAGTGGGCGCGCCAGAGGTTGTCGTGCTCGGCCTCGCTGATCGTGTAATCGGCCTCGCCGACCTTGAACTGGGGCATGTCGGTACGGTCCATCACAGGGCCTCCAGTGCAGGCATGCGCTCGATCACCCATTCCTGCAGCGCGGCGGCCCCGGCTTCCGGCATCACCACGTGCAAGGCGCCGATGACCAGGCCGGTGCCGTCACCGACGACGAATACGTCGGAAGGCTTCTCGATCGCGCTGCAGGCGAACATCACCGGCGCGCGGTCGTGCAGGCCATCTGCGTACAGCTCGGCAAGCGCGTCCTGGCTGCGGATCTGCAAGCTCAGGTAAACGCCAGGGGCGATACGGTGGGTATTGATCGCGGCGCGGCGGCTCACTGGTGCACCTCGGCCTGGTCGGCGTTGATCGTCGCAATGGCCGCGGCAACGTCGGCCAGGGTCAGCGCTTCAGGCGCCTTGCCGCTGGCCTGCAGCTTCGCCTGCAGGGCGAGCCAGGCGGTGTGGTTCCAGTCGAGGGTGTTGGCGATCAGGCCGAAATAATGGGCGATCTGGCGCGCGGCAGCGGCCGGCGCTTCTTGGGCGTCGTAGGACATGGTGCAGGCTCCGTTGAGATTGGAGTCCGCCACGACGCTGTCAAACGAGGTGGCGAACGGTGCGCGGTTGACAGACCGGTCAACGGAACCGGCAGGCCCGAAGGCCTCCGCACACCGCCCGCCATAGAACTGGCTGGCATGCGCCCGCGACTGCACAACGGGCAACAAAAAAGCGCCGTGCATCGGTCGATGGGCGCTGGTGCGCCGTTGATTCAGGCTGTCAAACCCGGTCGCCGATTGTGCGGCGACGCGGTAATAGTTGCTCCGTCCCTGGGGCGATGTCAACGAAAAAATCCTAAAATTTCCAACACGGCCCAGAGTGCTCATTTCGCAAACACCCAGCACTTGACGGTGGTGCCCACGCCGGTCAGTTCGTCCTTCAGAATCGCGCTGTTCACCGCCACGTTGGCGCCGATGAACTTGTGCCGGCGCGAATCGCCAAGTAGCGCCCGCAGCACCTTCAGATCCGGCACGCCCTGGCTGAACTGCGCCGCACGTGCGGCGAAGTGGTTGAGGTTGATGGCGATGCGCTGCGCGTCGCGGCTGTGGTTGACCACTGCTTTGCCGTGGCCCGTAGCCTCGAGGTATTCGTAGACCTCCCAGAATTCATTCACCAACGCGTGATCAGCGCTGATCGCCTTCTGGCGCTCCAGGGCCATGTCCAGCAGCGCCAGGCGCGTTTTCTCGACCATGTCGTCGGGGATGGTGAGGACCAGACGCAGGCAGTCGAACAGTGCCAGCATCTGCGCGTGATTCTTGATGACACGCTCCAGCCGCAGTTCCGGCTGAGCGCGCAGCTTGCCCTCGAACATCTTCACCCGTTCGGCGAACAGGTCCAGGATGGCGCGCTCCTGACGCACCGCGCGCACCAGAAAGTGACTCAGCTCTTCGACCTGCAGGGCGTTGAGGTTGTCGGCGGCGATGCGGCTTTCCGTGGTGACGTTGGGCCGCTTGAAGTGCAGCTTGACAATACGGGTCAGGATCGCCTCGGAGGCGTCCACCGCAGCGTTCTGGCTGATCACGATTGTGCCGCGGAACGGAGGCTCGTAGGTTTCGTTGCCACCGTTGCGCACGCCGCGCGTCGCCAGAGTGCCGCCGCCGAAAAAGTCCTTGAGCTCGTCCCACTCGAACGTCTTCGCGTGGGCCTTGTCAGGCTCGCTGCGATCGGCTTCGAGCAGCACCACCGGCATACCGGACACCTGGCCCATGGCGCGCGCACGACCTGCCTTGGACGACTTCGCCGGGTCGAAGCCTTCGTAATCCGACCTCGCCAGCAGCTTCCACAGGAAGGTCAGCAGCGTGGTCTTGCCCGCGCCCGCTTCGCCGGTCGCTTCGAGGAAGGGGAAGCTCTTGTGCGCAGTGCGGATTTGCTCGGCGAACAACGAGCCAAACCAGAATGTCAGCGCCACCATGCCGTGGGTGCCGAAACACAGCCACAGCCAGGGCAGCCAGTCGGTGCGGAATGCCTCTGCATCGCGCTGGATGTCCAGCCGGATCGACTTCTGTGTGGTCTTCAGCCGCAGCTTGTCGAACTCGAAGTAGTCCTCTTCGTTGGCCGCCACCAGCTCGCCGTCGCGCACGGCGATATCGCCCAGCAGGTAAGCGCGGTGTTCCTTGCTGTAGCCCACGAAGTCGATCGCCTCCACGGTCTTGATGGTCTCGGTCTGTTCCTCGATCAGCCGATCAAGCTGGTGGCCGCTGCCGGTAAACAGCGCGCCAGGCGCCAGCGATATCAGGCGCTTTTTGAATTCCGAGGCACTGGCCACGTGGCCGCCGGTAAAGGTGCCTTTGACGCTGGGCTTGTCGTCCGGGTAGTCGACGCGAAAGTAGTACCAGCTCTCGTCGGTCACTTCGTGGCGTTGGAAGTACAGCGCCTGCGGATAGCAGCCGGCGATACGCTGGACCGCGCAGGCGGCGCGCTTGATCTTGCGCAGATCCTCGGCCTCCAACTCCTCGTCGCCATCGGTGTCCTGATCGCCCAGCTTCTCGCGGCGCAGCTTCTCGAAGCGTTGCACGTCGAAGTCGAACCAGAACAAGCGCGAGCCAAATTCCAGCCAAAAATCGGTACGGCCGTCGTGTTCGAACATCAACAGACCCTTGTCCACGGCTGATCGGGCAGTGAGCAGATCGCCCTGGTAACGCGCCTGGGCCAGGTCGTTGTTCCACTGCTCGGCATCGTCGGACGCCAATGCGCGCAGGTGCAAGTCGTTCCAGTCGGTCTTCTTGCCGTCGCGCTGGACGATCTGTGCGGCGCGCGACTTGAAGCCCAAGGCCGCTGCGCGCTTGATGTGGCGATGCGTGTAGCCGCGTGCGCTCGGCTCGTTATCCAGTGCCCACACTAGGGTGGGAAGGTCGGCGGCACGCGCCTTGGCCAGCTCGCGCAGCGAGTCCTCCGGATAGGCGTTGCAGGACATCGCAGACACCGCGCAGATGTCGTGCTGCAGCAGCGCGATCGCATCGAAGATGCCCTCTACAATCCACACCTCCCGCGATGTCTGCATGGCGGTCAGGGCGGCCGGAGCGGCCCACCACACACCGGCATAGCTCTGGCCCGGGGCGAAGCGTGCTTTTTGCTTACCGAAGCGATGCGGGCGATCGATCAGGCGCTCCCACCAGCCGCCCTTCACCAGGGCAAAGCGCACCGTTGCCGTGCCGGCGCCGATCTTGCGATCGTAGTGGCTGTCCTGGGTGTAGAGGCCTGTGAGCGGCGCCAGGTCGAAGCCACGCGAGAACTGCAGGTAGGCATCCGCTGCCGCATTGGGTGTGGCCGGCGTTGGCTGGAACCGCTTGGACCAGTCGTCGAACAGGTCGTCGTAGAGGTCTTTGACGTGCAGCTCGCGGCCGCACTTGGACAGGCGGCCGCACTTCACCACCCATGGTTTGACGTGGTTGGTGTAGAGCTCCTTTTTGCTGCAGGACGGGCACTTGCCGCCGCGCATATAGGGCGTGCCGCTACGGTGCTTGAGCCCGTAGTCCCGTTCCAAGCGGGTCAGCACCTGTTGCCGCAGATCCTCTTGCATGGCAGCCCTTACGCAACCGGCCGGCGCTGAGGCGCAGGCGCGGCAGGAGTGCCATCGAGTACGACATAGACCCCGCCCGCCAGGCGATGGGCCTCAACTGCAGCGGCCAGGGCGCGTGCCTCGGCATGCTTGGCGCACGGGCGGACCCGCTGCGGCGCCTGCGTAGCGGTATCGACAAAGCGCGGCTCCTGCGCGCTGTACCACCCACAGGGCGCCCTCATGCGTTCACCCCGGTGCGCGGCGTGTTGGCGTGAAACAGCACCATGGCCGAGTCGGTCAGTGCGACACGGCGCTCATCGACACAATCAGCGGTGGCCAGGCCGTGCTGCATGAGCTGGGCGATGACAACGGCGCCGAAGCGCTCCTGCGTGTCAGCAGGCGCATTGCGGCCGATGTAGCCATGCTCGGTCTGCAGCAGGCCGCCGTGCAGCAGCGCAACCTGCAGGCAAAGCTTCGCCGTGGGCGGCAGTGCCGCCCAATCAAGGGTGTTTCGCATAGGGGTGCCTCAGATGAGCGGGAAGACCGGCTCCCCGCCGGTGGTGATCAGATCCAGCTGGCGGTCGCCGAGCGACTCGCGGTAGGCCTGCAGAGCCAGGGCGCGTTCAAACGCGGGTGTGGGCGGCAACTCGCTGTGCGCGGTCGGCACGCCGCTTGGACTAGCGATGCCCGTGAGCTCCGAGTGACCGGTGTATGTGGCGCCGCACATTGGGTTCTCGCAGACATAGGAGTCGTGCCGCAGGTACTTGTGCGACAGCGAGCTGGTGCGCTTGATGAGTCGGCTGCCGCACGACTCGCAACTGAAAACAACTTTCTTCCGACCGAACATGCTCACCCCTTTGAGCGCTTGGAAGTTTGGACTTTTGCGGCATAATTCGGTGGTGCTTTCAGGCCAAGAGCGACTGCAGCGGTGTGTGCGTCGCCGTACTTGCCCTGCGAGCGCCCACGGAGCAGGTCGTCAATGACCGTGCGGTTGACCCCGAGTTGTCGGGCGAATCCAGACATGGTCAATCCGTTGGACATCAACCATTCCCGAGCCTGATCAGGGGTTCGGACCTGGAACTGCTGCTGAGCTTGCACTTTGCGGGGCATTGGTGGCGGTCGTCTGCGGTTTTGGAAATTGTTGGTGTTAACACCAACTTTGTCAATATGAGGAAAACCCCGAGTGACTGTAGGGAAACGCCTGAAGGAAGAACGCAAGCGCCTGCGCTTGACGCAGCAGGAGATGGCCGATGCGTGTGGCATCTCGAAGTGGGCCCAGCTGTACTTCGAGAAGGACCAGAACATGCCGGGCGGAGCCTACCTACTGGCCGCGCATGCTCGCGGCGTCGACATCATGTATGTGCTGTTGGAACAGCGGATGGAGTTGGATGCATCTGAGGCCGCGTTGCTTGAGGCGTTCCGCGCTGCACCGCAGGAGGTGCGGGCTGCGATGTTGTCCGGTATTGGTCCAGCACGCGGGGTAGCTGAAAAATTTGCGCCTGTCATCAAGTTCAGTGACAACAGCTGTGTATCTCAAGTTCTGACTTCGACAGGCGTAATCGACCAAAGAAACATGCAGATCAACATGGGCGGGCGGAAAAAAAAGAAGTCGTGATCAAAGTCCATATAGGACAGCTGGTCCTCGCAAAAGAGGGCGTTATCGGCATCGATCCGATGACGTTGAGTCATTAGTTTTCAGAGATATCAGTAATGGGACCGAATCCGCACAACGAACCTACGGTCGAAGTGAACGACTCTGAGGTCGGGCAGTTGAACGTCGCTGGGCGTATCGAACAGCATTTCCATGCTGAGACTACTGCGTCGTCTCCACCATCGCTTTCGACCATGCAGCTTGCCTACCGGACCTCCGAAGAAGCACTGCGGCAAGCTCGCCTCTGGTCTGCAGCGTGCGAGTTGCCGTGGATGGCGTTGACCGCATGTGTGTGGATTGCGCTGCCTCACCAGATACCGCCGCGTTCCACAGCACTTGAGAACTTCATTTTTATGCTGGTTTTTGCGTTCATTCCGTTTGCTACTCGCGCCTGTATGCCGGATTACCTGAAGGTAAAGCGCGCTCAGTGGAAGCACGTGGTCGATGTGGAAGCACAATGCATGAAGGATCTGCATCACCAGATTGTCCGCGAGCAGGCACGTCTGCGCGTTCTCACGCGCACGAGGTAGCAATGTCGAGGACTCCGTTTGGCATCCGGCAGCTAAGGCCAGATGGACTCACAAAAAAAGCCGCCGGTATATACCGGCGGCTTTCAAGGTGTCGGCGCGTAGCTCCTTGCGATCCAGTCGCCGCCGTCCTGGCAGCGCGAGATGACCTGACATCCACGATCAACACTACGCACATCGTCTGCGTTCGGCTATCAGAAAAGCCCCACATGCGCAGTCAGGACTACGCTGACAGAACGCACATGGGAGGCCGCGTACAGTCGTGTTCTCCCTCAACTACCACGCACGGAAGCCTGCATGATTCGAGAAGTTGGTGATTACCTACTGACGGCACATGCCGCCACGGTCGGCGCTATGTTCTTTCCGGAAATCCTGGTATCAAAAAGCGGCGGCCTGACATTGGCCCGGCACCAACTGCCGGGATCAGGGTATGACAACTATGCACAAGCGGTGGCGCGTGCCCAGAGCGAACTGGGACTGTATCGGGTGCTGAGCAATGGTTCGCTGTTGGCGTGTCATTCCCGGGAAGCTGCAGCCGGGTAAGCAGTGTGGCGCGCACTTACGTGCTCGTTTCCAATTCGAGCGCCGTGATAAAGCCGCTGGAACCGCTGACCGTGTGAGTGGCTTTCGCGATCAGCCAGGATTGCCCATCAATCTCTGGCTTGAACCCGCTGACGGTAATGCGTTGCTCTGGAAATAGGTCTGCACGTCCGATCGCCAGGGTGTAGTCGAACTTCGCCGCGCCGCGTTTTGCCCGCTCCAGCTCCGCATGCGCGTGCTGGCGTGCAGTTGCCTCGTCCGCGTAGGACTCGCGCAGACGCTTGGCGTTGTCGTCCGTGCCGACCAGCACCGACTGGCGCCGCGCTTTGCCTTTGTCCACCCAGTACGCGCGCGCGCCGGTATACGCATCGCGATCAGCAACCGCGTAGCGGTGTTGGTCGCCATCGCGCCGCGTCAGTGTGGTAGTTGGCAGCGGTTTGCCGGTCGCCGTGGTGCCGGCGCCGATTGGCGCAAACACCAGGCTGCCGGCTTTCACCGTGGCAACGGCATCAAAGCGCTGCCCCAGGCGCGTGAGCAAATTCATATCGCTCTCGTTGGCCTGGTCCAGATGCGGCAGGCGGGTGCGCGCCAGCGTTTCCGCTACGCGCGGCGTCAGGCCGTGTTCGCCGGCCAGGGCATTCAGGACGGCGCCCAACGTGGTGCTGTGCCAACTCCGCTCGCGCCGCGTGCGCATGTCGGCGGTGAGGTCCGCGCTACGCGCGCGCACGGTGATGATGTCAGGTGCACCGCTGTACTCGACCTCGTCCACCACGAACACACCCTTATCGACCAGGCCGGTCGCTTTCCAGCCCAACGCGACGGCCAGGCGCACGCCGCGCTTGGGCAGCGCCATCTTGCCGTCGTGGTCGTGGATGCGCAGATCCAGCTGATCGGCCTCACCGCCACGGCACTCGGTGAGGGTGAGATCGAGCAAGCGCGGCGCAATGCGTGCGGTAAGGTCGGTGCCATCGAGCACGACACGCCACTGCGGAATCGGGTAGCTCATGCGGCGGTCGCCTCTGGGGTGATGTCGTCTGCGCGGCGCAGGCTGAGCTGGAACTCGATCCGGCGAGGTGTGCCGTTTGGGAAGAACAGCGTTGCCGTCTCGTTGACCGCGAGCAACAGATACGGGCCATAGACCCAGCCCGTGCCATCGACCAGCGGCAGCGGTTCACCGGCGGCGGCCAGTCTGCGCAAGGTGGTCAGCGAGCCACGCGTGCCGGTCAGGTCGGGCGCGATTAGCCCCGACAGCTCGATGGTCTCATCGCCCGGCCCCAAGTACTGGCTGGCCGGTCGCGCGCCAACGCGCTCGCTGGTGGCGTGACGCCAACTCATCTGCCGCTGCAGCTGCAGGAATGCGGCGCTGTCGAGGGCAAACACGAACGTGCCGTAGGACATCATCATCGGGGTGGATCCTCAGTCGTCGCGCAGGCTGGAGCGGCGGGCCGCCGCTGTGCGCCGGTCGCGCTCTTCAAGCTGGCGGGCGACTTCGCGCGCCAGTGCAGTGGTGTCCATGCCAGGCGCGGCGTGGATGTGGATGACGTAGCTGTTGCCGCCTGCAGCCGCGCTGGCGGCACGCGCCGGTGGCGACAGTGGCGCGCGGCTGTCGATCGCCGCCACCGGCGCTGTGGCCGTCGCCAGGGCCAGGCCAGCGCCCACCGCCCGCATGCGGTTGCCAAGCGCCGCCACGGCTTGCACAGGCGCGCCCTGGCCGCGCTGCAGGCCCACGGTGAGGCCCTGCATGGTGAAGTCGCCCAGCTGCGCGAACACGCGCGAGGGGCTGTGGATGCCCAGCAGGCCCTTGAAGCGGTCGACCACGCCGGTGCCGACGCTGGCGATCGCGTTGCCCGCGTCGCCGAGCTTGGAGCGGATGCCCTGAATCAGGCCGCTGATCATGTCGGCGCCGGCCTGCAGCATACGCGCCGGCCAGTTGGCCAGCTGCAGGTTGATGCCCGCCCACAGCTGCAGCAGCCCTTGGCGGATGCGATCGCCGTTGCCAGTGAACACGCCCACGATCAGCGACCAGGTGCCCTGGACCGTTTGCCACACCCCGCCCAGGATCTGCTTGATCACCGGCAGCACGAACACGAACGCGCGCACCAGCCAGCCGATCGACTTGACCGCCAGCTGCAGCTGGGTAACCAGCACCGCACCCAGGATCTGCCCGAACCCGCGACCGGCGTCAGTTGCACCGTGCAACTGCGCCGTGGTGGCCTCGAACGGCGTCAGCAGCTGCTTCACCCACGCCCAGGCCTGGCCCATGGCCGCAGCCACGGTGTCCCAGACTGGGCCCAGCGGCGCGAGCGCAGCCTGCAGCTCGGCCAGCACTGGCGCGGCCGTCTCGACGATGCCTTGCCAGACCCCGATGGCGAACGCCTTGATTGGCCCCCAGTACTTCCACACCAGCAGCGCCACAGCGGCGACGGCCGCGCCGATGGCCAGCACCGGCAAGCTGACCCCGCCGAGCAGCGGCAGCAGCAGGCGCGCGCCATTTGCGAGCATGGGCAGGATGCGGCCGGCGAGCGAGCCCAGACGCGCCAGCAGGCCACCGAAGCCGGTACCGCCGCTGAGCAGGTTGACCAGGCCATAGAGTTGACCGAAGGCTGCCGCGCCCAGGCCGCCGACGACCAGCAGCGCGCCCAGCGCGGTGGCGGCCGCAGCCCCCGCGACGGACAGCTTGGCAATGGTGCCGACCAATGTGGGATTGGCGCGGATCCAGGCGGTCACGCGCTCAACCACCGCCGCAGTGCGCTCGGTCAGCTGCTTGAATTCCGGCAGCAGGGTCCGTCCGATCGATTGCGACACCACGACCACGGTGTTCTTGAGCAGTTGCAGCGAGTTGGCGGAGGTCGCCACGCGCGAGCCGTACTCGGCGGACATAGACCCGGCGTAGCGCTGTTTGTCGGCGACCTTGGCGAAGTTGTTCTGCAGCAGCTCCAGATTGGTCAGCAGCGGTGCGATCGCGCCGATCGACTCGCGGCCGAACAGCTGGTTCATCGTCGCGGCTTGTTCCACTTTGGGAAGTGCACGCAGCTTCTGCAGCACGCTCATGATGGCGCCGCCGGCATCGTCCTGCATGGCCTGCGCCATGGCTTTGGCGCCCAGGCCCAGCTTGGCGAAGGCGTCCGTCTGCGCTTTGGTCGCCGAGTCCCCGGACGACAAGGTGAGCAGCATGTTCTTGATGCCGGTGGCCGACACCTCCGACTCGATGCCCATGCCGGCCACGGTGGCACCCAGTGCGGCCAGTGGATCGGACTGCAGGCCGGCCACCTCGCCCAGGGCGCCGATGCGGTTCACCACATCGCTGATCTTCTTGACGCTGGCAGGGCCCGTGTTGCCCAGGTAGTTGATCTGATCGGCCAGCTCCACCACCTGGCCCTGACCCATCCGAAACGCCGTGCGCCAGGTCGCCATGGTCTGGCCCGCGTCTTCGGCGGTGGTATCGAAGGCCACGGCCATCTTCGCCGCGTCCTGCGCGAAGCCCAGCAGCTCCTTGCGGGGGATGGCGGCCTGGCCGGCGGCGGCGACGATCTTGGCGATATCGGTCGGGATGAGCGGCAGGCGCATCGAGAGGTCTTCGATGTCGCGGCCCATCTCCTTGAACTGTTGCGGGGTCTCGAAGTCGACCACCTTGCGTACATCGGCCATGGCCGACTCGAAGCGCATGGCTTCCTCGATCGGGATATAGGCACCGCGCAACGCGACCAGGCCGGCGGCCATGGCCGCGACGCCTTTGCCGACCGCCTCCATGCCTGCGCTTTGGATGTCGGTGGCACGTTGCTGGCCCGCCGCGATCGCCGCCAGGCGTCGCTGCTGTTCGCGCATCGCGGTGTTGGCAGCGTCGATCTGATCGCGCAGGTGGCGTTCCTGCGTGACCAGGTCGGTGGTGCTGACGCCGGCTGCGTTGAGGCGCGTGCGCAGACCCTGCAGCGCGGCCTCTTCGGCCTGGTGCTTTTGCTTGAGCTCCGCGGCCAGCTTCTTGGCGCGCTCGAACTGGGCGTTCAGCGCGGCAGTGGGCGTGCCGGCGGCGCGGATCTGCTGCGCCAGGGCTTGCACCGCAGCGCGCTGCGCATCCAGCGCCGCTTTGGCTTGCCGGGACTTTTCATGCTGGGTGCGGAACGCACCCACATCGCGCTGCTGAGCGTTGAGCGCGCGCAGTGCATCGCGTTGCTGGCGCAGCGCATCGGCCACACCGCGGCTGCCGCTGAGCACGCGCCGGAACGGCCCGGTGGCGCGATCGACCGCAGCCAGGATGACCTGCAGGCGCAGATTGCCAGAGGCCGCCATTTAGGCGGCCTCGTTGGTGGGGTGGTGCATCATTCGGCTCCGCTTCGCAGGCGGGCACGCTCGCGCCACGCCGTGAGTTCGTGCAGCGACCAGCCGTCCATTTCAGACGGCGGCCAGTGGAAGATGGCCGCGATGTCGGCCATCGCATCCTCTACGCAGTCTGGAAGCCCACTTCCCTCTGCGCCTTCGGCAAGAAAAAAATCTGCACCTCCTGGCCGAGGGCCAGCAGGTCGGCCGGATCCATGGCATTGACGTCAGCCGTGGTCAACGTGGGCGAGGAAATGCGCGGCAGCAGCGTGGCCATGGCGGTGACATCCAGCTGCAGCACGTCGGTCAGCTTGAGGCCGCGCAACTCACCGGCGCCGGGCTTGCGCACCTTCAGCTCGGTGATGGTCTGCTCGCCGCGCACGATCGGCTGGTCAAGGGGAATGGATGGGGAAAAGGTCGGAGTCATCGGAAGGTCTCAGGGCTAAAGGCCCGGCGGCGCCAGGCCGGGAGGGTCAGGCGCCGATGGCGCGGCGATGCGGGGCGAGCAGATCCACGCCGTTGACGATCTCGATCATGTTGATCAGATCGATCTCAATCACGGGGGCGCCGTTGATGCTGAGCTTGTAGTAGCTGGCGGAGGTCTTGACCGAGAACTCGGTGTCATCGCCGGACTTGGCGGTACCGGGGTCAATCTCTTTGTGGCGGCCGCGCACGACCACTTCCACCGCATCCACCTCGCCGCTGTCATCGCGTTGGTAGGCGCCGGCAAAGCGCAGCTGCACCGCGTTGTGCGTGGTGGCGCCGTACTGATTCAGCACACTGCGCATCAGGCCGCCGCACTTCCATTCGAGCTCGATCTTCTCCTGGCCGAAGTCGATATCGACCGGGCCATTCATGCCGCCGCCACGGTATTCCTCCATCTTGCGCGACAGAGTGGGCAGCTTCACTTCGACCACCTGGCCGAGATAGCTCTCACCGTCGTTGAACAGGTTGAGCGCCTTGAGTTTCTTGGGTAACGCCATGGGGTTCTCCGGAATCTAGGGCGGATGCGTTACGCGTTGACGCGCTCGGCGAAGTCGGCCAGGTAGCTGGTGGTGATCTTCTGGTACAGCTGCAGGTTCTCCAGCGGCGGTACCGGGGTGTAGTCGTAGTCGATGCGCAGCGCGCCATCGGCCAGGGTAGTTGCGCTGTTGACCGAGCCGTCGTACCAGGCGTTGGCGTCGATCAGATAGCCGGCCGACTTCAGGTCGCGGAACTTGGCGTTGATGGTTTCCAACAGGTCTTTGACCAGCGAGGGGTGCATGGGCTTGTCGACGTAGAACGCCACGCCCTCGGCGATGGTGTCGGCCAGGATCTGCGCGGTGCGCGTGGCCGTCTCGAAGGCAAACATGCGGTCCTCGGCGCAGGTGCGCGAGCCCCAGAACCGCTGGCCGTTGAAGGTCACCAGGGTGGTGATGTCGCCTTCGTTGAGTACGCCGGCGTCGGTGGCCGGGTCCTGCAGATCCCAGTGCACGTCCTTGGAGATGCCGGTAACGCCGGCCACGGGCACGTTGGATAGGCTCTTGTGCCAGCCCTGGTCGGTGTCGATCTTGGCGCGCAGGCCCAACGCACGCGCGGTTGCATAGGCGGCCGTGGTGGTGCTGGTGGCGGTATCGAAGGCCAGGAAGTCCGGCCAGATGAGCATCAGCTCGCGGTCGCTGAACTGCCCACGGTAGGTGACTGCCTCGGCGACGGTATCGGCCACGGGCCGCGCATAGGCCATCGCGCGCAGCTTCTTGGCGATGGTGGCCAGTGCCTTGGAGACCGGCAGCGTGTCCAGCCCAGGCGCGCCCAGGATGCGCGGGCGCACGCCCAGCTGCGCCTGCGCGGCGAGTAGCGCGTACAGGCCGGTGTAGCCGCTGGACTTAGCCTCGCCAATGACGTTCGCGGTGGTCTTGGCCGCGTCCACGTCCTCGGCCACTCGCACCACGATGGTCACCGGGTTGGTCTGGTCGGCGATGCCCTGCAGCGCGGCGCGCAAGGTGCCTTGGGTGCCCGCGCTGGCGATCGCAGCCAGGACATCGGTGATCAGCACGGCCTTGTTGAGCGGGAAGATGGTGGCGTCCGCATCGGCGGCCGTGGCGATCAGGCCGACGACAGCGGTGGAGACGGTGCGGATGGTGCGCGTGCCGGCGCTGACTTCGATGACGCGAACGCCGTGGTGGTAGGCAGTGGACATAGGTTCCTCGATCAGGACGAGCGGAAGCGGAGTGGGATGGTCAGGCGCGAGCGCGCATTGGCGGGCGCCACGTCGGTGCGGTCGCCTTCCACGGTCAACACGAAGCTGCCGGACGCCTCGCCGACGACCAGCTCGACGCGGGTCAGGCGCAAGCGCGGCTCCCAGCGCATCAAGGCGGTCGCGGTCGCGCCGTAGAGCAGCGTGCGGGTGGCGCCGTTGAAGGGCTGGTCGATCAGCTCGGGCAGCAGCGAGCCGAAGTCGCGGCGCTGCTCGCGCGTGCCGATGGGCGTGGTGAGGATGCAGGCGATCGACTGGGCGAGGTGCTGCTCGCCCTGGATCACTCGGCCGGTGGTGGCATCGACCCCGATCACTGCGGGCCACCACTGAGCGCGCTGCCGGCGGTCACGCCGGTGGTCTTGTGGTGTTTGAGGCTGATCCCGCCGCCCACGACATCGGTGGTAGCAGTCGCGGTGCCGGCAATCATGGCGTCACCGTTGATCTGAGTGGTGCCGTTGATCGTCAGCGGACCGTTGAGCGTGATGCCGCCGTCGGCAGTGATGGTTGCAGTACCGCCGCTGGGCAGCGTGGCCTGCAGCGCGTGCGCGTTGGTGTCGTACTGCAGCTGCGCGCCATCGGCGAACTGCAGCACGTGTAGTGTGTCGGAGGCAGCAGGCGCTGCGAATTGGTCGGAGTACAGCCCGCGTAGCACCAGGCCATCGGCCAGGTCGCCGGCTGGCGAGAGCACCACGACCTGTTCGCCGATCGCTGGCGCCGACCAGATGATCGTGCTACCGGCGAGCGTGACAACCCAGGGCAAGTAATCGGTCAGCATCTCGCCGACCTGCACGCGGCATCGCGCGTGGACCAGATTCACCTCGGCAACGGCGCCGAGGCGAATGGCGTTACTCAGTGCGGAAGATGCGTTGCCCATGCAGCCATGGTGGGCGGCTGCACGGCTCTAGGCACGACAGACGAGACGTACCGCTCGGGGTTACATTTCGGCAACGTCGGGCGCGCGTGGCTGTACGATCCAACCCTGCGCTGCTTCGTCCCATTGCAACGTCCCGTCAACCGTGATGGGCGGTGCAACGGTGGTCAGCTGCCCGGGCAATGCGATACCGGCGGCCAGGCGTGGTGCGATCGCGCCGGTGGCCTTCTCCCAGACCAGAGTCGCACTGTAATCGGGATCTGCGCGCCAGCTGGCGCGTGCATCGTCCCATACGTTACGGCGGAAGTCGCTGGGAAGAAAGGCGATCGGCTGCGAGGTTGTGCAGCCCTGTGGCAACGCATCACCCAATGCCAGCGTGTTGGCCACGGGTGCGGCGGTGTCGGTGCTGTAGAGCATGACGCCGCGATAGTCCGGGACCACCTCCCAGCGTCCTGTCGCTGTCGACAGACGGTGCCGCTGGTACAGGCCTGCAGCCGGCGCTGGCGCAACAGCCACAGTATTGGGAGGCAGTGGGTAGCGTCCCTCCATTTCGGAGAGGTAGACGGTCACCGGGCCAATGAATTCACCGGTGGTGGCGTCGAAGGCATAGGCGGTGCTGGTGGGCGGGAGGGTATTGGTCATAGTCAATCTCAGTAGGCGATGCAGTAGGTCATGCGCAGGCCTGCGGGCAGATTGTCTGCGCCGCCTGCCGCGTTGACGGTGATGGCATGGCTGTGGGCGCCAGCACCGCGATGGTCAACATCGTGTGCGTGATTGCCTCCTTCGCCGATGCCGATGCTGTGGCTATGGTTGCCCGCGCCGTTCATGCCGATGTTGTGGGCATGGTTGCCTGTAGCGTCGGTTGCGATGCTGTGGGCATGGTTGCCGCCTGCACCGGTCCAGCCATCGGAGGGCGCCGCATCGTTGTCGCGCTCGCGGAACACGCCGTATCCATTCACGGCGCCTGACGGAATTACGCCCGGGTGTTGGTGGTCGCCGGAGGCGCTGGTGCTGCCGCCGTGGGCGTGGTAGCCCTGTGCATCGGTCCATGCGCCGTGGGCATGATCGCCGGAGGCGCTTGCGCTGGCACCATGCGAATGGTTGCCGGCGCCGTACAGGGCGATGTAGTGCGCGTGGTCGCCCACAGCGGCCGCGCTGGCGCCGTGCGCATGGGAAATGACCTGGCCTGTGCCATACGACCCCACCGAGGTGGCGACGCTGGTGTGGGTGATGACGGTGCCGTCCTTGATCTTGGGCACATTGAACGTTGTGCTGCCGTCGCCTGCGCCGTAGACGGTACCAATGGCGGCAAACAGGGCCGCATATCTGGTGCGTGAGATTGCCGCACCATCGCAGACCAGCAAGCCGCTCGGCGGATACAGCGAGGCCATGACAACGATCTGGCCCGGTAGCAGGAACGACTGCGGCACGTTGAGCATGTTGCGGAAATCGCGATACCACTCGCCCTGGCGTCCGTCCAGGGTGTCCGCATCCAGGCCATTGCCGTGGCCGGCGTCGTTCAACGCAGCGGAGCGAATTCCCAAAACACTGCGCGCTGCCGCCGCATTGGCACGCGACAACAGTCCCTTGATGAATTCGGTTGGCCCCATTTCGCCCAGGCGCTGGTCCAGTGACGCAAGCAAGTTGGCCGGCGACACCGCCCGCTCTCTGTCGATGCCTGCGATGGCCTGGGCGTCGGTAGCCAGGCTCACCACGCCCGGTACGTCGACGGTCGCCGCCGGGTCAGTGAAGTTGGTATCGCCAAACGTGATCTGGGCGGTATCGACGTCTGCCAGCACCACGTCGATCGCCAGCAGCACCGAGGCGGCGCCGGACTTCTCCACCAGCAATGCGGGCTGGCCGTACGCGGCAAACAGCGTGCCGTCGGCCAGGTACAGGCCGAACCCGTAACAGCTGTAAGCGGTGCTCGATTCGTCGCGCACTGAGACGTGGATCGTGTCCTTGGCTGTGACAGAGCCCCCGATGGTGGTCAGGCGCTTGATCTCGGAAGGCAACGCAACCAGGTCGGCCTGAGCCGCGAAGGCGGCGCTGGTCAGCCCCACCGCAGCAATGGTGACTTCGCGGGTGCCGGTTTGCTCGGCGTTGATCAGCGCCAAGCGGCCGGCGGTGGTGATCTTGAGTTTGAGTCCGGGCATCTGTGCTCTCTAGCTCGCATCGCCGTGCAGGCGTACGAAGACGGTGGCTCTGCCGCGTGCCACGACGTTGAGTCGGGCCTCGGCCTGAAATCCTTGGGTGAATGTGAAATGCGCCCGCACGGGCTTGGTGCGCTCGACCTCGGCGATGACTTCTTCGACGAACCGGGCACTGGCGCTTTGCCCATCGGCGCCGGTCAGCGTCAGCGCCAGCTCGAAGGTGTGCGGCTCGCCGCGCGGCTCCTGCTGCCACCACTCGCGGATGGCCACTGCACCACCGAACGACTCGACCACCATGCGGACGCTGTTGGCGGTGCCCTTACGGCGCTGGATCGCCATGGCGCTGCGCAGGCGCGAGCGCTTGACCGCATCGCTCCAGTCGGCTTTCCAATCGTCAACAGACAAGGTCCAAGCGAGCCACGGCAGATGGCCTGCGGGGCACGTGTCCGGGTTCCACAGGTCCGGATACGGCAACGGGATCGCGGCCAGGCGCTCGGTGACGGCGGCCACAGCGCGCTCCATCGGCGTGGCGTTGGGCGGGAGCGGTGAACTACTCATCGATGCCGGCGTGCACGATGTCGATCGAGATGCAGTACGCAGCCTGCGTGCGGCTGATCCGAATGTCGGCAGCCGGCGAGTCCAGCTCAACACGCTGCACGCCATCGACGAATAACTTGGCCTTGATGGCCGATTCCGGCACGTCGCGGCCGATCCGATGCGCTTCGGCGAGATAGGCCCGCAGGCTACGTAGCGCTTCGCGCATGACAACCGCCGAGTCCGGGCCGGCGTAGGTGTAGACGCGCCCGCGAATGGCGTACAGGACGATCTGCGCGCTCTGGACAGCGACCTCGTCGGTCAAGGGGCGCACGTCAGCATTGGTGAGGACGGCGGCGACCTGGTCAAGCAGTGACTGCGGGGCGGTGCCTTCGCCTCGACGCGATTGCACCGTGACCAACACTTGCCCGGGCGCAGGGCTGGTCGCGCTGGCGTCCATGACATCTGCGGACGCGCTGAGCGCGTGATAGATATAGGCGCCCTCCGGGCCGGCAACGCTGAAGCCCTCGGGAGCCAGCTGGATCCGCCGGCGGAAGTCCATGTCCGACTCATAAGTCGGTGCAATGCCGTTTTCCAGTTGGCCGGGATCGAGCACCAGGCGCGCCACTCCAAACAGCGCGCCCAGGTGATCGAGGTTGGTGCCGGTTGCGAAGGCCAGCATCGTCTGCTGTGCCTTGTCGTTGGCGCGCTGGCGGATCAGTAGCTCGCGGGCCGCGAACAGCTGCAGGAGCTTGTAGACCGGGTCGGCTTCCGTGAGCGCAGAAAACTCGGGCATCAGGCGCCGGAACTGCGCCAGCGTCTCGGAAAAGATGCTTTCGAAGTCCAGTACCTCGATTAGGTCTGGCGCCTGGAGTTTGGAAAGGTCGACAGCCGTAAATGATGCCATAGTTCAAAAAATGGTTTTAGTACACCAAAGGCTGATCTGGCGGTCATTGAAAGGCGAGACGGTTAATGAGTAGACTCGGTGCATACAGGATTTATCACTGATGCTTTTGGGGCTTTTAAGAAGGGTGCTGCTTTGAAACAGTCGGAAATAAAAAGTTTCTTGGATTTTATCAAGGTAACTGATGAATACGGCTTCTTTGGGGAACTTATTCTTTTTCGCGGACAAGCTGTAAAAGGCAATCTTTTGCCTGGCATAGCGAGGTCAGAGCCTCGCAGGAATACTAAAAAGATTGAGCGGCATGTGCTTGAGCAGCTACAGCTACAGGGCGCTTCCCTTCTATCAATGTACGGTGGGACGTTGTTAGATGACCTGGTGGTTGCACAACACTATGGGATGAAGACTAGATTGTTGGATTGGACGATTAATCCGCTGGTTGCACTCTGGTTTGCCTGCTCGGATAGAGAGCCGGGTGATGCGTATGTCTATGCACTAGAATCAGATGATTTTCTTGTGAAGGATCTATATAAACAAGATCCATTCGATCAATCGAGAACGCGTGTATTTCAGCCGAGATTGAATAATGAGCGAATAATTGCTCAGGATGGTTGGTTTACGCTTCACCCCTTTTCAAATGTTGCACGTAGGTTTGTTCCTCTAGAGGGTAATTCCGATGTCAAGCAAAAGTTGCGGGAGCTTCGAATTCCTGCCGATTGCCGTATGGGAATACTATATTCGCTCGAGCGGCACGGCGTGACTGCTAGGACAGTCTATCCTGGACTTCACGGGCTCTGTCTATCTCTCAATGGGAAATATAATGACAGGCAATTTGGATAGGCGGATTCCCTTTCCATCTATATTCGATGCAAAATTACCACTTCAGCCATTCGGCTTGTGGGATAATAGAATTTACTTTTCTCGCACCTTCTCGAAAAGGGCATTCCGCTCTTCGAGGCAGTATTGATGATCTGGCTCAAGATTGTCATCCTTAGAGCCATGAGGGCGCCGAGCTATGCGAATAGGTGAATCAGGCATCTGCAGAAGTCCCCCTCGCGAGGTTGCTTCTATCACTGCGCCATCGCGACGCAATCGCAAGGATTCTAGCTCGACTTTCCTGCCGCCAATGTAGTCATATATTGTAATGCTAGCAGTGTTGCCCGTGATTGAAATTCCCCCATCGACCAGATTGTAGTTGAATAATGGGATGGCTCGGCAAATTGACTTGCTTGCAACGGTTCCACTGAGTGCCCCATTCGATGCTGATAAAATTAATACAAGATCGGAGTTTGAAAGATCCATCTCCGAAGAATTAATATACCCTTCTGATGAGGCTGACCAATATCCATTCCACTCTTCATCTTCATATAGCCAGGCACTGAAAGTTGACCACGTCTTTATGGTCTCAGATGGAAGTGCTCGTGAATTCTGTAATGCTGTAGGTCCGTTAATTAGAATCCAGGCAAAAAAGCCAAAGACAGACGGAATCGCAGCCCATATTACTAATTTCCTTAATCTCCAGGCGCCTGGTTGTTGGCGGCCGCTTCCTTCATCGTCAGACATTTTTTTGATTCGCTAAGTGACTAGTATTTCGATTAACCCTCTTCTGCAGGGGTGTCGCAGATGTAACACTCTTCTCCGTAGATTGAGTCGTAATCGCTAGTAATCTGCACTATGATCTGATCCTCGCCACGCTTGCTATCCTCTTCGATGCAGTTCTCACAAACTGTGACCTGTGGATATTGGTCGTCAGCGCTATCGGCACTCATGTCGCCATATAGCATTGCAGTCTTAAATTCGGTGTTCATGATTGTTCGTCCTGTGGTTTGCATGGAGTGCACTCCGATCATAAAGGAGAATTCGCGAATTTTGCGAGGATCAGATTCGTAATTTCTTCCTTGTCGTGCTCGCTCATGCCTAGCAGTCGACGTCTAGCATAAGTGGCCCTTGGCCCACTTGGGCGCACTCGTTCTGTCATTCCCTCTTGATGCACACGAGCGATGCGTGACACGCGCCCCATGAATCCCACGCTCACCTCGTTGGGACTGGCGCTGACCTTGAGGAACTTGGTTTGCCGCAGCTTGGCAAACATCTTCTTGCGTTTGACCCTGCCGGACTTGTCGCGCAGCGGCTGCTTGCGCGGCGCATACGGCGTGCCGTCCGGTGCCTGCTGTCGGCCGATGCGCTGGCTCTGTGATCGCCGCAGGGCGGTGCCGATCTTGCGCGCGAGCTTGCGGCGCTCGCCCTCCTGCAGACGCGCCAGCAACGGTGCGGCCCAGTCCTCCAGCGCGGTCAGCTCATCCATGTCGGATCGATCTGCGGCTCAGGCGTATGGGTCATGTCGTAGCCGCCGCCATCCTTCGCTGTCACCACGACGCGCTCGGTCAGCGGCAGCTTGATCGACAGGTCCACCGCATCGTTGGCGAGGATGTCGGCCTCAAAGGCAATCTCGCCCCGGCGCGCCGGATTGGACAGCAGCTCGGACTGATTGGCCTGCACCCATTCCAGCAGCGGCAGCATCACGCTGTCGGGGTGGCCGGCGTAGTCCGTCAGGATCAGGTTGAGCGTGTACTGGTACTCGAACGACAGCCCGCGCTGGAACGTACTGGTCAGGCTGCCGGCGTCGATAAACACCAACAGCCGATCGGCATCGCGGGCCAGGTCCGGCAACGCCGCGACCAGATGCGCACGCAGGCTGGCAGGCTTGATCATGGCGCTGCTTCCGGTGCGTGCAGATCGATCCAGTCCTGCAGCGCGCTCAACTGCGCGGCGGTGGCGTGGCAGCTGGTGTAGTTGTCGGCGACGGTACCGGCGATGCCAGAGAGCGTAACGCCGGTGGCCGCCGCATCAGGATCTCCGGCGGGCGGCCCGGCAGGGTGGCCCGTGGCGGCGGCGTCGTGCAGCCGCACAAAACCAGTAGGGATAGCGCAAGCAGCATCGGCTTTCTGGGTGACATAGATCGGGATCTCGCGGGTGATGGTGGCGCCGGCTTCGCGCACAACCTGCACGCGATCGACGTACTGGGTGACAACGGTGGTTGAGGTCTTGGCGCTGTCGCGTTCCGCTTCTGCCTGGCGCTTGGCCTGCAGCGCGGCGTCGCGGTCTTGCTGGGCGGCGCCTACGCGATGCTCTTGCCACACACAGCCGCCCACGAGCGCGGCGATCAGCGCCAGGAGGATGATCAGGCGCGTGACCATCAGCTCACGCCCAGGATCTGCAGGGCGCGCTTCGTGCGTGCAACGCGATCGCTGTGGCCTTCGGGCAAGCGCTTGGTGCGCACGTTGCCGAGGTTGATCTTGCGGCCCAGGCCCAGCACGTCGCCCGCATCGGCCAGCGTGTTGAGGCCGTTGTCGTGCCAGTACGCCGCCGCAGCCAGTGCGCTCGGCTCCACCTGCAGCAGCAGATCCGGCTGCTCTTCGACCGGCAAGCCGATCAGCTCGGCGATGCGGCGGTAGTTGCCTCGGAAGGTGTGCTGCATCGGACCCCGGCCCCGGTGGCGATAGCCATCGCCGCTGGCTTCGTTGCCGTTGCCCAGCCGGTCGGCGTAGACGAAGTTGGCCAGGCCCACCGGATTGCGTAGGAATTTGGGCGCTTGTGCCGGTGTGATGCGGGAGCCGAAGACTTCCAGCAACCGAGCGCTGGTGGTGTAGTGCAAGCCTTCTTCCATGCGGGACAGGCTCAGGCTTTCGTGGCCGACCTGGCCGAGCCAATGCGCAGCGCGGCGCTTGGTGGTGATGCCGAAGCGGTTGGCAGCGGCAAGCAGTGGGCCGTGCCAGCGCTGTGCGCGCTGTGCCGGGCACTGCATGATCGAGGCGAGTTGGGTATCGGTGAACATCAATCGACCTTCAGGATGCGCGCCACATTGCCCCGGGCGCGGTAGGTGAGCACTGCCAGCACGGTCAACGTGCCCAGGTGCCACGGACTGACGTGGGAGCCGGCGCCGGCCAGCAGGATGTGCAGCGCCTGGCCGCCGGTGCTGGCGATCAGTAGCCACGCGCACCAGCCCGCGCCGCGGCGATGCCGGGCATCGGACGGGCGGTGATAAGTGAGCAGGCGGACGCAGATGGCCAGCGAGGCCATCAACGTCAGGACGGTGACCAGGCTATGCACTGGGCGGACCTCCACGACGTAGGAAGGAAAAGTCGAACGACTTGCTCTTTTCGATCAGGCCCAGCGTGACGGTGATGGCGCACGCCGCGCTGGCGAAGGCCGCCACGCCGCTGGACTTGATCGGCAACCAGCGCAGGAGCTCCGGCGCCAGCTGGTAGCCGGCGATTACGCTCACCGGGAAGTAGATCAGCCGCGCCAGCAGCGGTTGCTTGGCGGCGGACACCACGAACAGCGCGCCGCCGGCGAAGGCGCCGATCAACGCATCGCCGTCGATGCCAGGCAGCACGGAGGCTAGGCCCACACCGGTGGCGATCAAAAAGCCGCTCGATACGGAAGTGGGTTCGGTCATCAGGTCAGTCCCATAGCTGCACGAGCGGCGTCATCGCCGCCGTGGTGGTGGTTACCTCGGGCAACTCCACCGGCGTGCCGTGCGGCAGCACGGCGCCCAGTTCGGACAGACCGGGATTGAGGAGATAGGTGCGCTCGACCAGGCCGGCCGTGCTGCCCAGATGGCGCCAGCACAGCAGGTCGACGGTGTCGCCTTGCATGGCGTGCACGCGCATCAGATCAGCTCCACGGTGCTGCGCGGCAGGTTCTGCAGGTCGCGCACGGCCCAGCGCTGGTCGCGGCGTAGCTCGGTGATGCTGGGCGACAGGTCATCGGCGCGCTGGTTGGCGCTGTCGGTGGCGTCGAAGCTGCGGTAGCGCTCGGCCACCTCGACGGCGGTGGCGCATGCGACGGCGCGTAGGTACAGCTGTACGCGCCGCGAGACGCCATCGACGGTGGTGCTTGGCACCTCGGCCAGCGCCGCATAGCCAGCCGCCTGGTGCATATCCGCCCAGGCCTGCAGTTCATCGTTGACCGCCAGCATGGCGGCAACGATCGCGTGGCGCAGACGCGCGTCGGTGACGGTGCCGTCCAGGCGCATGCTCGCCCGCACCCCGGCCGGTGCGATCGCCGGCCAGAACGGCGCGTTGGCGATCGCATCAGGCGTGGCGCTGGTGGTGCCGGTGGCAGTGAATCCGCTCATGGATGGCTCGGAATAGATCGCCGGTGGTCGGGGCGTCACCGCAGCGATGGAGTGCTGTGGATCGGCCCCGAGCCGGCGAGGGTCGCGGGGACGCTCGGTTATGCGCTGGTGCCCGCAGGCTCAGCGCTGAACTTCTTCAGGAGCCGCTCGGCGCGCTCCAGATCCTTCTTGCCGCCGCAGCTGCCGTGCAGTGCGATGGCGCGCTGCAGATCGGCGACAGCGGCGGCGACGATCGGCTGCGCCTGGTCGGCGGACGTCTCGTCGGCGATGCCCGCCAGGCGCGCCCGGGCCAGTGCCAGGTGCAGCTTGGCGCGCACCTCGTCGGGCATGTCCTGCTCGGCGGTCAGCATGGCGGTATCAGCCAGCACGGCCGCATCGAACGCCTGGCCGGTCTTCTGCGCCGACAGCGCGGCCTCGGCGATCTCTTCGGCCAGGACGCAGCCCACGGTGCGGGTGAAGCGGTCCGGCATCTGCAGGCCGTGCTTGAGCACATAGGCGCCCAGCTCCAGCGCGCCGGCATAGTCGCCGGCATCGATCCGCCACACCATGCAGGTGGTGACGATCTCGTCCTGCGCGCCCTGGCCGCCGGCCAGCACACCGGCCAGATACGGCGCGTACCCGGGCAGCAGTTGCACCTTGAGCGCGGCCTTGCCCTGGTCGGACTGGATCTGCTTCAGGCGCAGGCGATCGCTTTGCAGCTGCGCCATGTGCTGTTCGTAGGCGGTGGCGCCGGCCATGAGCTGGTGCGGTGCGCGTTGGGCCGCTTCCAGTTCGGCAAGCACGCGGCTGTGGTGACGCTTGGCGGGACTGTCAGCCATGGCTTAGGCCTCGATCTCGATGTTCTCCACCACACAGCCCAGGCCGTAGTCTTCGACCACATAGGCATCGTTGGAGGACTCGTAGTTCTCGATGCGATCGCGCTCCGGCGCTTCCTTGATGTAACGGCGACGGCCGCCGGTCTGGTAGTAGATCGACAGGTTGGCCAGCGAGGTCACCATCAACGCACCATCGGGGAGGTACGGCACCTCGGCCACCTGCAGGCCGCCGACGCGGCGCTGGCTCAAGATCAGATCCGTGGCGATCTTCTCGCTCGCCGGCTGTTCCTTGTTGACCATCGGGAAATACTTGTCGTGCATCAGGTCGCGGCCCAGCACCACGACCAGGCTCGGGTCTTTGCGATGCCACGGATCGAGCAGGTTGCTCACCACGTCGAACACCAGCGCATCGAGGTTGCCGTAGTCAGCGCCAGCAGCGGCGCCGCCAACGACCACCTTGCCGGCGGCCTTGCCGCTGGCAAGTACGCGCTGCGCAGCGTTGTTGCGGTACTGCTGCAGCCAACCAATGTTGACGTCTTCCAGCAGCGGGAAGGCAGCGCGGTCGGTATCGGCGGCCGCGTGCGTGCCGTTGAAGCCGATCTGCAGGCGGTCCAACGCCTGGCGCTTGACGATGGCATCGCGCAGACGCGTCTGGAAGTCCGGGAACTTGGCCCAGGTATCGAGCAGCGCGTAATGGATGGCGGTGTCGAAGTCGGTCTTCTTGGCGACGTACTCGTTCTTGTCGAGCGCGGCGACATTGCGCGGGGTGCGGGTCTTGCCGGCGCCGGTGTCGGTGCGGCTGGCGATGCTGCCGGTAACGCCGATGCCCACCTTCTGCCCGGACAGCTCGTCCACTGGGATGATATTGATCTTGGACAGGAACTCGCTCGATTCCTGCATACGCGATTCCAGCTTCTGCTGCACGGTTGGATCGACAGCGAAGGAGTGGAATGGCGAGGCGACGCCGTTGAGCTGGGCGATCTGCTCGGCGAACTGATTGAACTGCAGGCGGGTGGCGTTTTGCATGGTGGCTCCGAAGGTGGGGCGCTGGCGGCGTGTGTGGTGTGTGGGATCAGCAGTCGGTCAGCACGGCGCCGCCGCCACCGGTGACCACCGGGCGTGCGGGCTGTGCGGGATCGGGCTGTTGCGAGAGCGACTCGCGCAGCTGCGCCAGGTCGTTCGCCAGCTGCGCGTGCTTGGTCTGCTGCTCGGCGTGCTCGGCCTGCAGGCGGTTGAAGCGCTCGTCCTGGCCGCGCACGTGCTCGGCGATCTCTTCGATGCCCTGGCCGAGGTCGGCGAACTGCTCGGCGGTGATGCTGGTGGCGTCCTCGCTCTTGAGGGCGGCCCGGATCCGGCTCAGCAGGCCGGCCACCGGCCCGTCGCTGACCTCGCTGAACTCCAGCGCGGTTTCCTCGGCGACGGTGAACAGGTTGCCGGGTGACTGCTTGCGATCAGCCAGCGGGTTGGCCTCGGGGTTCTGGCTGGCGAAACTGAGCATCGAGGTGCCCAGGCTGGCCGGCGAGTCGGTCACGGCCAGGCCGACCAAATAGGCCTTGCCGGTGTTGGCGAACTTCTCCTGCACCTCGATGCTGGTGTAGAGCTTCTGTTTGGCCTTGTTGATGGTGATCAGGTCGGAGGTCGGCTCGATCTGGGCGAACAGCGCCAGGCGCTTGGTGCCGTCGATCTCGACCTCTTCGGCCTTCACGGCGGTGACGTCGCCATACGCGCGGAACGGGGAGTCGGGCAGCAGGCTGCGCATGTGCTCGATCCAGATCCGGGCGCTGTAGGTCTCGCGGTTGTAGGTGGCGGCCATGTCGTCGATCCAGCTGCGCTGAATCGTGCGGCCATCGGTGGTGGCGCCTTCGACGGCCACGCGGAACCAGTTGGAACGGAACTTCTTGGCCTTGGCCGACATGCGTGTCCTCTGCGCTGGATGCGTTTGCGATGCGATGAGTGCATGGTCAAACGCTGCGCAAGACGCAGCAACGCAAAAGGCCTGTAATTCAGGGCGTTACGCGGCCGGCAGCTGTCGGGAATAGATCGCGCGCGTCACTCTGATTGCATGAGCAGCGTCGCCACCCAACTCCCGATGGACACCCGCAGGCAGGCGAAATTCCTGTACTGGATGGGGTGGCGCGTGACTGAAATCGCGCAGGCCATCGGCGAGAACGAGAAGACTGTACACAGCTGGAAGTCGCGTGACGAGTGGGATCGCGCAGATAACGTCGAGCGCATCGGCGGCGCACTCGAAGCACGCCTGGTCGTGCTGATCATGAAGCCGGAAAAGTCCGGCGGTGACTTCAAGGAAATTGACCTGCTGCACCGGCAGCTGGAGCGCCAAGCACGCATCCAGCGCTACCAGGGCGGCGGCAACGAGGCGGATCTGAACCCGGCGGTGGCCAACCGCAACGCCTCCCCGAAGAAGAAGCCCAAGCGCAACGAGTTCACCGAAGAGCAGGTCGAGCAGCTCACAACCGCGTTCATCGACGGCTGCTTCGACTATCAGCGCGATTGGTACCGGGCCAGCAACGAGCGCACCCGCATCATCCTCAAGTCGCGCCAGATCGGCGCGACGTATTACTTCGCCCGCGAGGCGCTGATCGATGCGCTCACCACCGGGCGCAATCAGATTTTCTTGAGCGCGTCCAAGGCGCAGGCGCACCTGTTCCGCGGCTACATGCAGCAGTTCGTGCGCGAGACGATCGACGAAACGCTGTCCGGCGGCGACACCATCGTGTTCCCGAATGGCGCCGAGCTGTTCTTCCTGGGCACCAATGCGCGCACCGCCCAGGGCTACCACGGCAATTTCTACTTCGACGAGTTCTTCTGGACCTACGGGTTCAACGAGTTGAACAAGGTCGCCAGCGGCATGGCGATGCACAAGAAGTGGCGCAAGACCTACTTCAGCACGCCGTCCAGCATGGCGCACGAGGCCTACACCTTCTGGACCGGCGAGCGCCGCAACAAGGGCAAGCCGGCCGCGCAGCGGATCCAGATCGATGTGTCGCACGAGGCGCTGGCCGGCGGCCGCCGCTGCCAGGACCGCGCCTGGCGGCAGATCGTCAACATCCTCGACGCCCAGCGCCGTGGCTGCGATCTGTTCGACATCGACGAGCTGCGTGAGGAATACAGCCCGGACGCCTTCGCCAACCTGTTGATGTGCGACTTCGTCGACGACGGTGCCAGCATCTTCCCGCTGGCGATGCTGCAGCCATGCATGGTCGACAGCTGGGTCGAGTGGGGCCAGGACTACAAGCCCTTCGCCCTGCGCCCGTACGGCGACCGCGCGGTCTGGATCGGGTACGACCCGGCCGAGACCGGCGACACCGCCGGCCTGGTCGTGGTCGCGCCACCGCAGCAGCCCGGCGGCAAGTTCCGGCTGCTGGAGCGCATCCAGTTCCGGGGCATGGACTTTGCCAAGCAGGCGGCCGAAATCGAACGCATCACGCGCCGGTACTGGGTGACCTACATCGGCATCGACACCACCGGCATGGGTAGCGGTGTGGCGCAGCTGGTGAAGCAGTTCTTCCCGAATCTGGTCACCTTCAGCTACTCGCCCGAGGTCAAAACACGCCTGGTGCTCAAGGCGTTCGACGTGATCCACAACGGGCGGCTGGAGTTCGACGCCGGTTGGACCGACGTTGCCCAATCGTTGATGGCCATCCGCAAGACCATGACGGCCAGCGGCCGGCAATCCACCTTCACCGCTGGCCGCTCGGAAGAGACCGGCCACGCGGACCTGGCGTGGGCGCTGTTCCACGCCCTGCAGAACGAACCGCTGGAAGGGCGCACCGCGCGCAACTCCGGCTTCATGGAGATCTCTTGATGTTGACCGACCAGCTGCCCGCCGCCACGCCTGCAGCGCCTGCCGTGCCCGCACGCGCCGAAGCCTTCACCTTTGGCGATCCGACCCCGGTGCTCGATGGGCGCGGCGTGCTGGACTATCTGGAGTGCTGGCAGAACGGACGCTGGTACGAGCCGCCGGTGGCGCTGGACGGCCTGTCCAAGACCACACGCAGCAATCCGTTCCTGCAGTCCGGGCTGATCTTCAAGCGCAACATGCTGGCGCGCACGTTCAAACCGCACCGGCTGCTGTCGCGCGAGGCCTTCGAGCAGCTGGCGCTGGACTGGATCACCCTGGGCAATGGCTACCTCGAGCGCCGCCGCAATCGCTTAGGGAGTGCGCTGTCGTTGGTCGCACCCTTGTCCAAGTACGTGCGGCGCGGCGTTGCCGAGGGTGAGTACTTCCAGGTCCGCACCTGGCACGACGAGCACGTGTTCGAGCCGGGCAGCGTGTTCCAGCTGCGTGAGGCCGATGTCGATCAGGAGCTCTACGGCCTGCCCGAGTGGATGCCGGCGATGCAGTCGGCGTTGCTCAATGAGTCGGCCACGCTGTTCCGCCGCAAGTATTACAACAACGGCTCGCATGCCGGCTTCATCCTGTACCTGACCGATCCGCAGCAGAGCCAGGAAGACGTCGATGCGCTGCGCACTGCAATGAAGGGCGCCAAGGGGCCGGGCAATTTCCGCAACCTGTTCCTGTACTCGCCAGGCGGCAACAAGGACGGGCTCAAGCTGATCCCGGTCAGCGAGGTGGCGGCCAAGGATGAGTTCAGCGGCATCAAGGGCATCACCCGCGACGACATGCTGGCCGCACTGCGAATCCCGCCCCAGCTCATGGGCATCGTGCCCCAGAACGCCGGCGGCTTCGGGTCCATCCGTGAGGCCGCCGCCGTGTGGGCCGCCAACGAGCTGGAGCCGCTGCAGGCGCGCATGTTGAAGATCAACGACTGGGTGGGCGATGAGGTGATCGCCTTCGCCCCCTACGCGCCGCCAGCGGCCGCGTAATCCTTTCCCCCCGTAAGACCACGCAATGCTCAAGAACCTCCGTTGTGGCGAATGCGCCCGCCTGCTGTGCAAGGCCGGCGCCTTCGATGAAATCCAGATCAAGTGCCCGCGTTGCGGCACGCTCAATCACCTGAAGGCCGAGAGCCTCACCTCCGATCGCCGCGAGCGAATCCAAGAAGGCTCTCACCATGAAAAATCAGCTCCTGCAGGGCGACGCCCTGACCATCCTGCCCACGCTCGAAGCCAATTCGTTCGACGCACTGATCACTGACCCGCCGTATGCGAGTGGCGGCCTGACCGCCGCCGCTCGTGCCAAGCCGCCGTCGCAGAAATATGTGCAAGGCGGTGGCGCACAGCTGCACGCCGACTTCGTTGGCGACGAGCGCGATCAGCGCTCGCACCTGAAATGGATGCACCTGTGGTTGTCCGAGTGCGCGCGCGTACTCAAGGACGGCGCGCCGGTGCTGCTGTTCACCGACTGGCGGCAGCTGCCGCTCACCACTGACGCGCTGCAGATCGCCGGCTTCACGTGGCGCGGCATCACGGTCTGGGACAAGACCGAAGGCGTGCGGCCGCAGCTCGGCCGCTTCCGCAACCAGGCCGAATACATCGTCTGGGGCAGCAAGGGCAACATGCCGCTGGATCGGCGCGCGCCGGTGTTGCCCGGTGTCATCCGTGAGTCGGTACGCAAGGCTGACAAGCACCACCTGACCGGCAAGCCTACGGAGCTAATGCGGCAGCTGGTGCGCATTTGCGAATCAGGCGGGCGCGTGCTGGATCCGTTCGCCGGCAGCGGCACCACGCTGGTCGCTGCCCAACTGGAGGGCTTTGAAGCGGTCGGCATCGAGATGACCGATCAGTACGCAGCGGTCACCCGCGATCGGCTGACCGCCCTGTAGGCATGAAGCCGAGCTGCCCGCGTGGCGGTTCGGCGTTCATTGCGCGGGCGGTTGGCGCAAGGCCACAACGCGATACTGCCCGCGATTGCCGTAGCGCGGCCCTGCCTTGTCAAGCGTGACGCAGAGCCTGTCCTCGCCGCAGGGAAACAGGTCCGCGCGTGCCACACGGTCCAGATAGGCGATTTCCGCTCGGCGCTGGGTGGCCTCTGCCAGCACAGGCCGGGCGCCCTGGACGGCGTAGCCGACTGCAGCCAGGCACAGGAGCGTGCCGACCAACAGCGCGCCGAGCCCGGCCCAGCTACGCCGGGTGACGGTGGTTTCCAGCGATTGCTGCGCCTGTGCATAGCGCGCGGTCGCCTGCTCAAGCGTCCTTTCCGCCTGGACCATCTTCTTGTTGAATCGCTCGGCCCCCGGTTCCAGCGTTTGCGTCAGCGCCTGGTTGCTCAATTGCGTCAGGCGTGGCAGCGCATTTTCCACCAGGCCACTGACGCGCTGATCGGCGTGTTTGACGGCAATCTGCAGAAGCTGCAGCTGCTCCCGGACTAGATCTTCCAATGCGTGCTCGCGCCGTTGCAGCGTCCCGATCAGTGCCGCCATGGCTTGGATCGACTCTTTTAGCGTGCGTTCCGACGCGTTGGCATCGGGTGGTGCGGAGGTGTTCTGCATGTCCATAGTGTTCTCTCGATGATTCAACTTGCTGCACGTGTTCCGGCTATCCACCACCGCCGCCACCGCCGCCACCGCCACCGCCACCAT